CTAGCCAGGACAACCAACGGTTCCCTCAAGGTTTCCAGCGACAAGCGCGGCTTGCGGGTGGAGATCGAACTGCCAGAGGGCGTGAGCTATGCCGACGACCTGCGCCAGTTGGTGCGCTCTGGCGTGGTGAACCAAATGTCATTTGGTTTTCTTGTGCCACCCGGTGGCGACACTTGGGACAAGGACGAAGACGGCAACGCACTGAGAACGCTAAACAGCATAGATCTACATGAGGTATCGGTTGTTTCGATGCCTGCTTACCCAGATACCACTGTTGCTCTGCGCGGCCTGCGACATGTGGTGTTTGAAATCAGGCGCGCGCGATGGCTTGCATCGCACGGCTATCGTGCTGCCAGTGTTTTATTTTCTGACTCAAAGGAGATTCACATGGAAAAGGTTGCCGAATTGAAAAATTTGATTGACGAGCGAGCAGCGCTGATCGAGCAGATTCGCGCGCTCACCCCAGAAGAGCAAGCTGCCATGGACGCACTAGTCCAGGGCGTTGCCGATCTTGATGCGCGGGTGGCCGCCATCGAAGAGGCCATGAACTTTGTGCCAGAAGAGGAGATGGCCGGCGCTGACAAGGTTGCCGATGCTGAAAGAACATTGGATTTGGTTGGTGCGCGTTGTGCCAGCCTATTGGAAAAGTTGGAATCCCAGACCACCCGCAGGAGTAAGCCCATGCCATTGAACACGCCTTACATCGTGAAGGATGTTGACGACAAAAACTACCACAATGATCGCAAGCTGGCCATGCGTGGCTGGTTCTTGGAAGGCAATGGCCGGGCGACTGATGCGCACCGAGCCGCTGCCGAGCGCGTTGGTGTTAGCCTGCGTAGCCGGGATTTCAATGTGCGCTTGTTTGATACCGCGCCTCGCAGCCGGCGTGAGTTGGAAGAGCGCGGAACAGCCACCCAGGTAGCTGGCACCGGCAGCCTTGGCGGTTACAACGTGCCAACCGTTCTGGTTGAGCGCATCGAGAAGGCGCTGCTCTACTTCAACCCGCTGCGCGAATACGCTCAGGTGCTGCGCACCGAGTCTGGCGAGCCGATGACGATGCCGACCAACGACGACACCGGCACCAAAGGCGTGCTGTTGGCCGAAGATGGAGCGCTCACCGTTGCTGATACCTCATTCGGCCAAATCTCTCTTGGTGCCTACACCATGAGCAGTAAGGCCTTGAAGGTTTCTTGGCAGCTCCTCGATGACAATGCTGTTGATCTGGAAACCTACATCGGCGACCTGCTTGGCGAGCGTCTTGGCCGGATCATGTCTGACTATGTCGCAACCGGCACAGGGTCCAGCCAACCAACAGGCATTGCGGCCAGCACCGCAGGCAAAACCACTGCCAGCGCAACTGCCATAACATCAGCTGAAATCCTTGATTTGATTCACAGCGTCGACATCGCCTACCGCCAAGATCCTTCTTGCGCTCTGGTGATGCACGATAGCGTGTGGTTGTATGTTCGCAAGCTGGTGGACAGCAACGGCCAGCCATTGTTCCAAGAGTCTTACCGAATCCCTGGTGAGATTCGTGTTCATGGTTTCCCGCTGGTCATCAGCAACAGCCTAAACAGCGCCATCACCACCGGCCTCAAGACAATGGTCTTCGGTGCCATGAACAAGTTCCTGATCCGCGATGTGGCTAATATCCGCATCCAACGGCTTGACGAACTGTACGCGGCAAACGGTGCAGTTGGATTCACGGCATGGGCCAGAACTGACAGCAAGATCTTGGCCAGCGGTGCGATTAAGCACATGGTTCAAGCCTAACTTTTAATAGCCCACGCAGATTAGGAAACCAAGGCAATGAAGATTCAAATGCTCGAATGTATCTCTGGTCCACTCGGCACATACCGTGTCGGTGACATCTGGGATCATCCCGATGCAGTCGATGCGAATCGAATCATTGCCGCTGGTTTTGCGATCTGCGTGGACGGCATTGTCGAAGATAAAGGTAACGAGGTGGAAACACCCGAGGCCAAGCAAGCCGCTAAACGGAGCAAGCGCTAGTGGCTCTCAAAGTATTAACCGTTGCAACGGTGGAGCCAGTGTCACTCGCTGACATGAAGCTCCACCTTCGCGTTGACCACAGCACAGACGATGCGCTGATAAATGCGCTAATATCTGCTGGCCGCGAGTATGTCGAGCGGCAAACCCGGCGGCCATTGGTGAACACGACCTACCGCCAAACCATGGACTATTTCCCTGAAGGCGCTATCGAGTTGCTACGTGGACCGGCTGTGCAGATTGCCGTTGGTGGTGCCTACAGCTATGCCATGCCGCGCATACGCTACTACGACGAAAACGGCACACTAACCACGATGACCTTTGCCGGTGGTGATTTCGAGTTGGACCTCGATGGCAACCCGCCCAGGCTAAACCTGACACCGCTGGACATCTGGCCGAACACCGAAAATGGCAAGGCAAACGCAGTCGAAGTTGATTATGTTGCCGGCTATGGCACTGCTGCCGCCAACGTGCCTGCGCTGCTGACCACCTGCATCAAACTGCTCGTGGCGCACTGGTACGAAAACCGCTCTGCTGTTCAGCCAGGCGCAGGAAGCGAAGTGCCTTTGGCTGTTGATTCAATCCTGAAGATTTACTCAGTAGGTGACTACCAGTGATCATCGGCGAGTTGAGGCACCGTCTAGAGCTACAGTCGGCAACCGACAGCACCGACAGCTACGGCCAGCCCACTCGCACTTGGTCGACTTACGCCACTGTTTGGGGCAAGGTGCTGCCGGTGACTGCGACCGAGAGCCAGCTAGCCAATCAGCAGCAGGCCGACATCACGCACCGTGTGACGATACGCCACCGAGCCGATGTGACCGCCGAGCATCGCATTTTATTCGGCAGCCGCGAGCTAAATGTTCGAGGCGTGCGTGATCTTGAGGAGCGAGGCATTTCGCTTGAGATTGATGCCGAGGAAAATGCTTAATGGCTAGTCAGATTAGACATGATGACCGTGGGAATCCTTACCGGCGCGAGCGCATCGGTGGCCAATTGCGTGAAGTCTATCTGGACAGCAAGCGCACCTCCGGCCTAGTTCCCATGCAATTTAGTGGCTTGGAAGAATGCATTAACAAACTACGGATGATGGGCACTAGCATCAACGCAATTTTTAGGCTAGCGGCTAGGCGATCTGGTAATGGAATAAAGCAGAAAGTTAAAGACCTGTTGAAAGGCAGAGGCACAAGAAGCATTCACAACGGAAAAAAAGTTTTAACCTACGGCCTAACTGGCCAACTTAAAAAGAGCATTGACGTAAATGTTTTAACAAGCCGTAAAGGCACTGTTCATGCAATCATCGGGGCGAATCACAAAACAATAGGCACAGCGTTTAAGAAATGGCACAAGCCAACCAGAAACGATAAAGCACAAAAGAATGTAATGGTTAATGTTAAACCTTACAAATACTGGCATCTGGTTGAAAAGGGTTTTACTGCAAGGATTTGGCGCAGCGGAAAACTTCGGCCAGTGCCTGGGCGGAATTTCTTAGCAAAGGTTTTCGCAGCAAGTGACAGTCAGGTAATGAAAGACACAAAAGATGTGTTTCAAGAGCAAGAGAACAGGATATCTAACAAACGCCAAGTACTGATTGAGGCGCTCTAATGAGTGTGTTAGGTCAGGCAGCGCGAACTTACTTGGCCGCCTACACCGGCTACGTCACCTATTTGCCTGGCGGTGTTTCGCCTGACCAGACAGGCCAAGGCAATACTAGCCAGCCTTACGCGGTTTATCAATCCATTAGCCGCCAGCGCCAGCGCACAACTAGCGGTGCTGTGGTGGCAACCACTGAGCGGGTGCAAGTTACCGTGGTAGGCGAGACACGCAGTAGCTCGCAGGCTACAGCCAACTGGATCGCTGCGGCCATAACGGCAACACCCAGCCGGCAAACTGTTGGCAGTTTATTTATCCACTCATGGAGAGTGGAGGAAGAGTCTAGTTCTAACGAAGTTTATCAGGACGGATCGGACGAGTCAGCTCGCATAATCTCTAT